CCCCTTTTTTTCTAGATAATGAACCTACACCTAACTCTTTTTGAACAAGTAGAGCTAAAGGTAAATCTTTTAAATGAAAAACTATTTGTATAGCGGGGTAATTTAACTTACCTTTAGGGCTTATTAAAGTTTTGGGTGTAATTATTGTACCATCACCTTCAATAAGCCCGGTTAAATAAGAACTAAAAAGGGATTTATTTAAATTATTACTGTTGTTATCAGTATGAATACATCTAACAGTTGTGCATAAAGGAAAGGTCAAAAGTTGCAAACTACAGCAAAAATATTTTGGCGTATAGCCTCTGAGGTTCTCTAAAAAGTTCAAACTTAATAGATTACCTGCTGGTTGCGATATACTTTCGTATAACTGTTCCCAGAATACAGCCAAATTTAGAGCCGGCAGATTTAGTTTACCGGCTAAAACAGGAAGAGATAATAATAGCAGAACTGCGGTTATTACAACAGCTCATGCAAATAGAATTAATTTATGTAATCTTATACCAGGACTTCTCATATTAAATGCAGTTGTCATGACTAAAAATAGTTAAAATAGTAACTATTTGTGGACTATATCTTAAGCGTATTAATATACGGTCTATAACGTGTAGTCTCTGAAGAACCCTATCATAATTAAAATTACTTTGGTTTCCTGCTGATTAAGCATAGCTTACAAGATTTTTACTATTAAGTACTTATAAACACTGAGCTATCCCAGCATACAGTTATAAATTTTATATGAATCCCATTACAACGTATTTTCTTTCACATATTCACATAAATATCCTTTATATTCTTTACCTAAATCAATGTGTTTAACTAATGTTACTTGAGAAGCAGATAAACCTTTGTAAATATTCCACACAATTACCTAAACTAGGAAATACAACAGTGTCTTCTAATTTATTCACACATGTTAATCTAACAGGTTTAGATTTAAACCCTCCTACCCTCCCTAGTCTATGTGAGTTATAAAGAACTCAACAGAAGACTTAACTAAGGTCAATTGCTACAAACCTGTTTTAAAAAATGCAAATAAAAAAAAAGGGATTTAATCATTAAAATAGTTACCTTTAAGTATACTCTATTTGGCTCTTATAATATATGTGTTATCAAAACATTCACCTGAAAGCATGAATTTTTTCAATTTAGACCCATATATACCTAACTCCTTGCTAGCAGCATGTATAGTTGAATACTCTTTTATTTCACTAGTTTTTATGTTTTCCACTATGATCGAAGAATACCCTGGCTTAGTTGTTTTAACACTGTTTTTGTTGTCGAGTGGAGATACTTTTATTTCTCCTTCTCCTAATATATAATATGTGTTTTTTAATAATTTACCAGAGATTAAATAATTTTTAATTGTTGTTCGATCCACACCTATTGCAGTAGCAGCATGGGAAATAGTCTTATAGTGTAGATTTTCTCCTTTTTTAATATTATTTATACAAATTTTTGTTCCAACAGGATTGTTTTTTCGGGATGTTTGAATTTTTTGTTTAGTTTCCACCGAGTGTATATGGCCTAATTTAGCCTCACTCATTTTTTCTCTAGTTTCAATACTATGTTTTTTTCATATACGGTGTTTTAATGTATCTTTAAGTTTGGCAATAGCCGTTTCACTAAGTTTTCTTCCTGTTAATGCGGCTTTAATCTTTGCACGTGTTTCTTCGGAATGTTTATTACGTTTCCGAAGTAGTGCAGCTTCTCTAATTAAACACCGAGTTTCAACAGTATGTTTTAAACCCAATTTAGCGTATCTCATTTTCATTAAGCTAGCTTTTGTGTGTCTGTATCCTAATAGTGAACCTCCTACACGTAATATATTATATTCGGGGGGGGTTAGCTTTTCTATGTAATAAGTTTCTCTTTCGTATAAAACAGAAACATCACAATATTCCAATATATCTAATCTAAAGCATCTAATTCCATATTTTAATATAGATATATAGATCAACATTATAGATCTTTTAAAACACGCGTTATGTGTGTATTTGAATAATAACAACTTAATCTACGTTTTAAGTTTACACTAGAACCTACATAACATTTACCATTTAAGGTGTTTGTTATAAGGTATATTCCGCATTTTCCTTTATTTTCATTTAATATTTGCTTTTTATATGTAAACATAGATTCATATTGGTGCATACTAAAGTTTGGATGTTTGCATTTATTTTCAGCGGATTTCGCTGGGCAAAGAGCAGATGTGGAGAATTTACGGGTCTGACCTAAATCATTTAAACCTTTTAATTTAGATGGATTTAAATCCAATTTTTCTGTAATATAATTAGTTGTTAATAATTTATTTTTAAACCCTTGTCCCCGATTTTTATTGTATTTAACTCTGTCCTTTTCCAGCATTAAAGCTAAATCTAAATCAGACATATCTTTAACTTTAGCAGTTAACACCGGTTCAGTTGAAAAAATATACTTACCTAAATAAAAAGTACCGTTTTTTAAATGTTTAGAAAATGTTATATGATGAACATTTAATTTTCTAATAAAATCTACTTGTTTTGTTGAAAAAAAATATAATATACTCATATCTCTGTTATACATATATAAACTCTTTGAGTTTGACCCGCTAGGGTTATTTGCTACTCTTATGGTATTTAATGTGAAACTAGAGTCTAACAAATAATATTGTTCTAATGCAATTTCTGACCCTTTAATATAATTATGATAAAAAGGAAAAACTTGTAAAGAGAAATTTTTCAATCCTTCTCTATGTAAAATAGGGATTAATAAACCACTCTTTCTATGAGACAAATTTATATAGCCGTTTAATCTAAAAGCCAGCTGTGATGATGAACCTACATATTTTCTACCTGTAGTAATATGTGTAAAAATATATATACCAGGAATTCTTTGTTTACTGTTAGGTATACCAAGTTTATCTTTAAGAACATCCTTAGTTATACTTTTTTGATCTAAATTAGTTAAAGTAAAACTTGCAGTATCAATTAAAGATTTTAATTCTTGTTCTGTAATTTTAATATTACAGTAAGCTAAAATTTCATTAATTTTTTCAGCAGTCACAATTTCACCGCTATTTATTTGCTCCACAGCTATTACATGTGCATGTTTATTAGGACCGGTTCTACCCAATATCTCTTTTCAACGTTTATCCAATTTAGGTTTATCATTGTTTTCAGGGGAACCCTTTTTTTTAGAGTTATTGTCTTTTTCATTGTTATCCTCACCATAATTATTATCTTTTTCAGAGTTGTTTTTAAACATATATTTGGATTTATTGCTACTAAAGTAACATTTATTAACTGTTGATTGAAAGGTTGTTGAATATCTTAAATATATAAGAAATACGTTTAATCTTAAATTCATAGCACCTAGAAGGGAGCTAATACCAGATAGATGTAATCCAAAGATAGCTAAATCCACACTTGGACCACTGTGACTTTGTATACCTGATAGGGGAGGGTATCAAGAATGTTGGTAATCTCATTGTAGTATGTACAATTATCATTACACGCAATGCTTTTTTTTACATTGTTCGGACTATACCTTAGCCTAAAAAAAAATAATTTGAACTTTAATGCTAGTAATAAATATCTTCTAGATAATTTTAATGGAATAGCTTTTAATTTGAACTATTCTATCTTATTAAGCCACGGTGCCGTCTCATCTATGATAAGAAGGCTGGGTAAAAAAAGAACTGTTGCACAGTTCTTTTTTTTTTTTAGCGAATATTCAGAGCCGATAAATAGTATTATTATTAGATGTTAATCTGTAAAATGATATAAAAAAAAGCTAAAATTTACCTATATTTAGAACTGCTTTTATAATTAAAAGTAGCTATTTCAACACCATCTTTTAATAAAACAGCATGATAAAGTACACCTTTTTTATTATAATACTCCGTTTTTTCAATCTGTTTCTTTACTTTACCATCTACAAGTATGTTTTTTCAATAAACCCTATAAATCTTCCTAACTTTATGGTCATAACTTGTTTCTATTCCTTCACCATATTGTGATAAAGAGTTTTTTTTTCTATAATTATAAGTATAAACCTCTTCCCTGTCCTCATCTTCGCTATCACTATTTGCTGTTAAAATAGTACTATTATTAGGACCATTATTAGGATTATTATTATAATTATGGCTATCCGGATCATTGTTTCCTGTATTATTGTTTTCTGTATTATTGTTTTCAGAATTATTCATTTTAAGAATATATCCTACTACATTTTTTAAAACAGATATTAATGTATTAGTTATAATACCTATTATTATTCCCAATAATAATTTTTGTAGATAATCCAGAAAACAGATTAAAAATGTTTTTATAGTAGGATGATTACATAAAATATATTTAGTGTTATTTAAATAGTATTTAAGCATAGATACACTATATAATAACCCTAAATTTGCATAGTATGAAAATGGGTCTTCTGTAAATACACCCAAAGCTATTAAAACCCACAACCCCCTATAAGTTAATATAATTTTATCTATATTTAGATATATAGAGTAAACAAAGATAATAATATAGCTAAATAATTTATATTTTTTATATTTATTTAACAGATAGTTAAAAAAGCCAGAGTAATATTTGCATAGTTCTCAAAATACTTTATGAAGAATAATCCTATTAACTCAAGAAAAGAATAATTTAGCTATAATAGATGAGGTTGGTATTATTCAATATGTTAACAAATCATTATTTACACTAAAAGTATTTATTTTAGTATGATAATATTTATTAACAATAGAGCAATCCAATATAGTTGGTATATTAAATGTGCTACTTTTAAGTAAAAGATTGTTATTAGCTAAATAAATTTGTAATTTATCATTTACAACTCTTTTATTATGCAACAATTTAAAACTATCATTAACTCTTTTTTCATTAATATACAGGTACACCCAGTTTTTCTTAAGTTTCAGTTTCCTAGTAATTTCTCAAAGTAAATGCTGTTTATTAAAATTTCCTTTCTTTTTACTATATGATCTAGCTCAAATTGCATATTGAACATTTTTCATACCTACTAAATTATACTTAAAATAATGTATTAAATTTTCTACGGTTTTAGAGTTGGTAGTGTTTAAGATGTAATAATTATATTTTTCTTTATATCTAATAACAGTTGGAATATGTAACAATATTCTTATAGCCTCTAAAACTATTATGTCTGACTTCTGACAAATTACAAACCCATGCGCTATTCTATTATAATCTTCAGCCACTAAATAAAAATTAGCTTCTCCTTCTATAAATCCACATAACCAAGGTTTGGACACAATATCAGATGCCGTTTCATAATTTAACATAAAACCTACTTTTTCTCAGGCTGGAGCTAAATAACTTTCAGCTAAACATTTTTCCTTTAATTCTAATAAAAGTTTATCTTTTTCTAACCTATGTAAAGCAAGGTTAGTTATAATAGCATATGCTTTTTTTAATTTGCTGTAATTAAAATATTTACTAGTTAAAAGAGGATATTTATCAAATATAGGAAATAGTACATCCTTTATATTTCCCCAATCTCTTATTACTATCTGTGCTTTGCCATTATCTTTAGTAATAGTTCCTATACCTAAGTTAGTTTTAATATGATATAAAACTCTTAAATTATAGCTAGGTTGAGCTATTTTGTATTGTAATATTCATTTACCATTTTTTTTATAGAAACTAAAAGTACCTTCTCCATCTGTCATTCCTACTAACCATTGTTCAAATCATTTTTTTTTATTTTTCACAAGATACTCTTTATTAAGTCTCTGATGGATTACAAAATATTTCTTTGCTACCCAGGCGTATTTCCCCCATGTAGTAAGCATTTTTACATACGATTTAAACAATCATGAGTATCTTAATCCATAAAATACTAGGGGAGATTCACGCATCGAAAAGAGTTTAAAACCTCTTAAGGTTGAAAAAAAAAAGCCATTGGAGTACTCCATAGTAAGAGTTCACCCTGTCCCTACCCCATTTTCAATAACACCTGCAAATAAGAAAAGAACAATACTAGGTAATAATAGTAAGTAACTTATATTATTAAGTCTAGGGAATCCCATGTCAGGTCCTCCTAGTCCTAATGGAAGTAAAAAATTACCAAATCCACCTATTAAAGCTGGCATACGCTTTATCACTAATTTTCATCAATGCGCGGACTATATCTTTACCTTTAAATAATAAATATTTACTAAGGTATTCACGTGTAGTCTCTGAAGATCCTACTACATAAAAGCGTTTAATGCTACAATGAGCCCAATTATGTTTGGTTTCTGGCTGATTGCCTAATACTTTGAAATGTAACTGTTTCATGCCGCTTTTATATAAAATAAAGTCTGCATAACTAGTTCCAAAGTCTCTAAAGGGATCCCAGCAAACAGTGAATGTAAAGTAAGACGTTTCCATCTTACCCGGCCATGCCATTATATATTAAAATTTATAAGTAAATTTTCATTTACCTCGATAATAACCTGATTTCTCACCTTTTAAGTATTGTCTAATAACTTGACGGTCACCTTTTAAATGTTTAGCTAAACTATTTAAAGAGTTAAATTCTAAATTTTTCTTAGGTTCATCCTTAAACTCTGCTAATATAGATTTAGCTGCAGGGTGTTTAACGATATAAACATCTCGTTTATCTGAAACTAAACTTTTAATTTCATCTAAATGTAAAAGATTCATTTCAGGAGCTTCTTCTATTAAATCTAAAGAGAAAAAGAAAGTATCTAGATATATATTACCTAAGTTTAAACAATCATTTAAAGTATTATGATGCATATTGATCAAATCATATACTTGTTGTTTTGAGTCAAATGCATATAGCAAAGCAAGATCTTCCACATTATACATATATACTGGAGTACCTCTTTGTTTACGAAGCTTTTCACGCATTTCTTGACTCATTGGTTCATGATGTCCAGAACCACTAGCAACTAGATCTACATTAAGATTTGGTTTTAAACTATCAATAAAGTGTTGTTCCAATTCCACTATCTGTTCTAAACTAGATTTATCCTTCATAATATAAATAGTTAACTTAATATTACTAAAACCATGTTTATTTAAATAACGTAAAACTCTTCTTGCTTTAGTCTTAAGTATAGATGGCATAAAATAAGAACTTATTCTATTATAAAGATTAATGGAATGTCCCACATACATATGTTTACCGTCTAAAGTTTCTCATATGTAGACACCTTTTTGTTTTTTAGATACTTCAAGTACAATATCCCTATTATTAAAAGGATCCTCTACTAATACTTTAACATAATTGTGTTTTTTACCTTTACCGTTTTCGTGTGGGTTATCCTCATTATCACGATTTTTGTTATCGTTATTGTAACCTTTATTATCACATTCACTTATTAAGGATGAGTTGTTATTATCACTATCTACCATTTTTTTTTCAGAAAAAAAGGTAATAGGTTGCGATTTTAATATAAAATATTTTTCGACCATAAAGAAAATCATTAAAATTGCATGAGCTGTTATTATACTGTTATATAGTTGATTGTCCGCTATAAATTGAACACCAGGTCCAGACAGTTCTAACCTGATTAACACCGAAAAAGCAGTTCCCACTAATCCTGAAAATAGTGCGTATATAAGGTATAATACACCAATATCTTTTGCGTTTGAAGATAAAAATCATCTTTCAAATCACATACTAATTCCTGATCTTTGTAACCAAAAATCATTTTTTTTTCCATCTTCGTAGATGGGTACTATATTACCGCTTCCTGATCAATTCCAACAAGGCTCTTTTTTCTTACAAACAGTCATAATTTTTTTTAACGGACAAGTGTAGTTATATATAATACTGATACTGATACTGTTAGTACCTGTTAGTATATATATTGCTAAAAAAGACAATTTTACTACAGTTTATTATACTTTTTTAGGTACTAGTGATAAAAATGTAGGTTTATAATACTATAAACTATATTTATCACAATTTACTGTTTAATCTACTTTCCTTACTTATTTTTTAATAAGAAATTAGATTTTAGCTTTTTATTTTTTTTAAAGAAAAAAAAAAGCAAAAAAAACTTTATATTCTTTTTATAGTAAAAACCTATTAATCTATTAATCTACATAACCACAAAAGTATTTAGAAAAAAAATCGTCTAATTTATTATTTTAGATCCCTGATATAGTATGTGTTTGTGTAAGTGAAATTATTCTAAAAATTTGTTTTTTTTAGCTCCTGATAATTTATGCGTTCGTACAATACATCTAAAATAACTTTTTCTATGTAAAAAAAAAGAAAATTATCGTTTTTTTTTTTCTTCCTCCCTTTTTTATCCTGCCTAAAAATAGGTTTTATCCTACAATAAAAGGATATGAAGGATATGAAGGAGTTGAACCTTATATATATGATCTGCAATCAAAATGCATAGCCCTATGCAACATATCCCTTTATTTTAAATAATATATAGGCTTTTTAAATGTAATAAAATATTTTTAATCTAATATAACTACGTAAAATAACTTGCTATAAAAAAATTTTTATGTATAAATTGTTTATTATTTTAGATAACAACAGGTAAAATAAATATTATATATATTATAATATAAAAATAGACCCTACTAGAATTTGCCAATTTCTCAGTAAAGTGTAATAATGTTGGATGGGTTAGCCCTAGATTCTTTTTTTAGAATAATCTAAATAATAGATCTATTATTACATGTTATGAATTTAATTCTAAAAAGTTTTTTTTTAACAAACTAGCCGAAGGGCTGGGCTCAGCTTGAGGGAGGCCTCGCCTAGGTATTATATCTAACTAGATATTAAATAATTCTTAGTGTTTTTTGTATTATTTATAGATAAATTTTAAGATAAAATCTATCAGATAGAACTATTTTCCCTATCTGAGACTCAAACTCAGATAAAGAAATTAGGAAAATCTTGTTTTACCATTAAACTAATAGGGACTCTTTTAAGACACATATATTAAATAGTTTAACCTATTTAGTACCCATTAGCATTTAAGTTATGTTTTGCCCTACCTAATATATAGGTATACTATACATAATAAGTAGTAAGAAATAAAGGATTTTTTTTTATTTAACTTTTCACCTCTAAACACAAGTTAAATACCTATTTAGCTTAACATATAGGGCTTTAACATGAATGCTTAGTCTTCTCCCTTTCAATTTAAAACCTAAATAGTAGAAAATATTTTCCAGCTAAAATACAGATTTATCTAACTGGGATTTGCTTTTTGTTTTTTTTTTATTATAAAAATTTATAAGGTAATTACCTTTCACAACAAGTTAACTAAAAAAACAATTTTTATAAATTAAATAAAAAAAATATACTATCCTTTGGGGATGATCCCGGTCCCCTTCAGAAAATATGTACCAGATTTAAAGGTTAGTCCTCCTCGGGGACTGTTTGCCCCCACATCTTTTTTTTTTTTTTAGAAAAAATGTGGGAGGGCTAGAGAGATTCTATATTTGCTATTATAGTACTTACATGAGTTTCCCCATGTCTTGAAAACCATTCAAGTATTATGACGTATAATGAAGCCTGTTAAAGTATCTAGTAACCATTCTAGATGGTGCACCATTTAGAGTTCTTGCTGTTAATGCATTATCTCTTGCAGATAATGCACGAAAAGATTCTGCGAGTAAATAAAAATTAAAGTTTTGTGCTTCATTTATAGCATAAATCTTTTGCTGATTAATATTATTTGGATCACAACAATAAACAGTAGTAAAACAGGGTCTTCATTAATGTAATTCTAATGCATCTTTTATGTAAGAGCAAGATAAAACTACAAACACTTGACTTACGTCAAAAAAAATCTTAATATGATTAGTTAATAATAAAGAAAAGCTACTATGAGAATAAAACCTAACTATACCTCTTTGGTATATAGACTTACACCAAAAAAGGTACAGAATGCTAAATATGAGACAAAATAACATAACATTATACAATTGCTCGGATGATTTTGAATATCTGTTTTTATTCATAGACTTTTTACAAAGATCTAGTTGATTTATATCCTCTGAGGTTAAATTTTTTAACCCTTTTCCTAAATTTTTGTATAATATCCCTAACGCAATGCTAAAATAATAAAAATCAATATCCTTTCCGTTATTAAGAAAATATGTCTGAAAAAAAGGTAAGATTATATCATAAAGTTCTTTTTTATTTCTTACGTATATATATCTCATATTATTACAATCCTTCTGAATAATACCGCATTCTAATATTTCTATAATTCTAAGTAAAAGAAATTCATCCCTCTTATTTTGAGCTATTGAAAACCCGGCATTGTAATTAGGCCATTTTGTATCATAGTTGGGACTAATGATATAAAACGAACCATCCGCTGCAACGAACCCAGCAACGTAATATGGAGATAATTTAAATGTATTTTTAACAAAGACGTTAGAAGTGTCGAAGGGTACTATATCTGAAAATTGACTATCTTTAAATACTGCAGCATCTAAACCTTTAGGTAAAGCAGCCTTTAAGCTTAAGACTTTTTTAAAGCCATCTAAAGTTAAGTGTTCCTTATTTTTAATAATAGTAGCAACTTGTTTAAATATAGTATAAGATACTACTTTCGTAGATTGTAACGGATATGATGAAAAATGAGGAATTATTACTTCTTGTATATCCTTTATATTAGTTACTCTAAAGTGAACGTACCCTGCTGCCTCCGTTATCTCACCTTTGTTATTAAAATATTCCTTTAATTTTTGTAATATTTTTATATCGCTAGTGTGAATACTGATTTGATATATTAATCTCACAGTATAATTTTATTTAGCTGTTTTAGCTTTAGCAGTATTAACCATAAAGCAACCCTCAGCGTCCGTATACCCTGTAACTCATCAAGGGTTTAATCCCTGAGATTTGTTATTGTTATCATTAACCGTAGAATAATATATTCTTGTGATTTGAGCTGGAAAATTTTTATTTGGCCCTTGAGTTTGTACAAGACAAGAGTCTCTTGTATAGGGTGAAAAAGAAAAAGGTAAGGGAAATGGGAAAAAGCTGGAGGTTAGGGTATTTTTACTTGAAACGTTCCCTAACACATTATCCCTAGCCGGTAAACCTTTAATGATAAGTTTGTCTACTGACAATAAATATCTTTTAATTACTAATGTAGTTCTAATGCATCTTTTATGTAAGAGCAAGACAAGACTACAAAAACTTGAGATTGGATAAATGCAATACCTAATTCTAATCCAGAGAACGCTATTATAAACAGCAACGGTAATACTCCTAATAAAAAGAAAATTATTCCTGAACTCATAATGTTGTATGTAAATCCACTTAATATATTCAATAGCATGTGCCCACTTAATCGTTCAACAATTCCACCCTTAGATTATATTATTTTATTAATATAAAAAAAGATATATACTTCAATTACGAGATGTACTAGAAAAGTATACGACGTATACCTCAGAATACTAGTCTACTAATTTGAACAAATATTTTCCTTTAAAAGGTTTAGTTCTATTTTCTTTTAAATATAAAGATATACTAGTTTGACGATATATGTAATATATTAATTGTACACACTTTTCTCATGTCAGATAATTTAAATTAATTTAAAGAGGTAAGTACCTCTAAACGGAGTTTTTCGTTTCCCAATTCGAAGAATTGGAAATACTAGACGGAGATATTCCTATAGCTTCAGCTGCTGAACTAAGCGAAGAATATTTAATGACTTCATTTGTATTAATATTAGTTACTTCTATACTTTTACCTTCTCGTTTAACGGAGTCTAGCTTGGTTATAGTGTACCTTCCAGCTTTATATCTAGTTGGCGTCAGAAAGTATACTTTGGTAATACTAATGCCTTATTAGTTAATTAATGAGACCCATTCTCTTCCTTTATTCAATCCAGCTTTAATTTGACAGATCTCTTTAAAACCTTCAGTGGAAAGATGAGATTTATTTTTAACTAGTTCTGCTGCTTTACATCAGTCCGCAAAATCTAAAGCTTTGACACCCACAATAGGGTATTTATTAAAAAATGGAATGATTATCCCAGTTAAATGCTCAAATTTTGTGACTCTTAATTCTGTATCATCATTATTAACACGAGCACGGCAAGTACCACATCCCAAATATGAACTTAATTTTTCTATCAATTCTTTATCCCTAATATGTTGATTGATTGAAAATACAAATTGGATATACTTTTTAGAATTAGTAATATTAATCGAAAAACAACCGTCACCGCTTGTAAAGCCAGCTAATCAGTAAGGGTTACTAATGTCGATATTTTCAACTTTAGGTCTTTCAACAGGAATAATATTAGGGAAAACTGATTTTAAACTCGTTGGAGCACCTAAATTCATGGAAGCTTTAAGATTGAGAATCTTTTGAAAACCTTCCACAGTTAAATGTTCTTTGTTGTACATAAGATTTACAACTTGTTTGAATAAAATAAAATCTGCTCTCTTTTTAGAAATTAAAGGAAATTTTTCAAGATGTGGAATAATTACTTCCATTAAATCCTTAACAGAAGTAATACTATACTGTACCATGTCTTTAGCCTGAGGCTTAATATTACCCACTCCAAAAAATTTTTTAATAAATTCCAAGATCTTTCGATCTTTTTTATGAAGACCTATTACGAATGTAGCTTTAATTCTTCAACCCAGTTTCGAGTCGGGGTTGATAACTATACTAACAGAGAAACAACCTTCAGCATCAATAAAGCCAGTTACTCAGTAAGGATCTAAATCCGTAACTAGGTTAGAGAAAACCTCAGAAGTATTAGTAAAACAATCACCTTTTGTAGGGGTGTTAGAAAACGCCCTACGCGTGGTAGCAGTAGTTAACCCATTATTAGATAATTTACCTTTGAACAGATAAGATAGGTTTTGTGATCTGATATTGCTTCTTAAATTGAAACTAAGGGGAAAGACTTGAAAGCCTTTCTTGTTTGAATACCATGATTTTATTCGTTCACAACTTTATCCTTTTTTATAAATATCTTTAATAATGAAAATGGTGTCAACTTGTCCATTTGAAAACGAAGACTCGTTATTATTTAAACAATTTAAAAGTCGTTTATGAGATATACCCAAAAATTGGTATGCAGCTTTCATTGTAGAGAATTCTTTGGTAATGCCTAAAACAGCATTAGTTATTAATACAGCCTGTCTTGAATTAGTTAGATTAGAGGAAGAAGAGTCATCTGAGATAGAAGTAGCTTTAGTAATCATATAGCCTTTGCATGGCTTATTATTAATTAAATACCTCTTAACAGTAGTCATATCAACACCTAAAAACTGAGCAGCCTTTATCATAGAAGTAAATTCTTCACTCCTACCTGTTTCGATATTAGAAAGAATTATCGGCACTCTAAATGGGTTATTTTTAGCCATATTTTCTAGATGGTCTTTAGATAACTTTCGGCCTAACATAATCTCTCTTTTTAACTTAATAACTTCTTCTAATTCATTTCTACTTTTGGATGAAATACTCATAAGTTTAAGAGAGGCTTCAGTATGTTTATATCCTAGATTAGTTAGAAAAAAAAGTAAAAAAATCATATTTTTTATTTTTTTTCTTACTGCTGTTTTTAATATATTGTATTCAGGGTTTAAGTTATCTATATAGAATTGCTCTCTATCCAGTAATATTGAAATAGGACAATATTCTAAAATCTCTAACCTAAATCCCACATAACCATATTTTAAAAGTGCCTTACAAATAAGAGATGCACCTCGCTGACTGCTTGATAAATAGCTATGATTAAAATATCGTCTAAATCTATCTTCCTCTTACTTACTATATAACTAAGTATTATTTACTTCTACTTTCTCTACTTTGTACCGCTTTTTAAGTACGAGGATATCTTCATTGGTATTCTTAAACCTCTTTGATATGGCAGCTTGTGAAACTCCCATTCCTTCTGCCGCTTTGGTTATGGAAGGATAGACGGAAGTTTCATTTGTTATTAAGTCTAAAACTCTTAGGGATGTCCCCCTATCTATACTCATTTTTGATTTCATTGATTCTGAAAGAACAGATTTACCTGATTTGGCTAAGGCAATTAAGGCTCTTGTTTCTTTACTATGTGTTTTACCAAAATTTGGGTTATTCACACCTTTATTCGCAATACTAAGTAATTTTTTAGTCTCTTCAGAAATTTTACGCCCTTTAGCTGAGTTACTCATTTTAATCCTGGCTTCCTCAGAATGAACATATCCAAGTCTTGAACCTGCTGTAGTAAGTATATTATATTTGGGTTTTAGTAAATCAAGATAATATTGTTCTCTACTTATTGCGTTTTCTGCCGCACAGTATTCTAATATTTCTACTTGAAAGTTTTTTAAACCATACTTTAAAATAGCACTATATATTAGGCTTTTACCTTTTAATAATTCTAAGGTAATATTCCCCAAGCTATAGTACTTTCTAAACCTATCTGTAAAATTTTCACTACTACCGACATAGCTTTTACCATTCACTTTATTAACTCAACGATAAATTCCGGCTTTATTTTTATTATCATTGAGTATAATAGACTTGTAAGCAAAAGCATCTGAGTATATAACAGCAGGAATAAGACTTTCACTTGATTCATTTTTAATTTCTTTATTTAGAGTAGAAAAAGGTCTACCTAGCACTCTACAAATATAGGAAGAACCTACATAACATTTTCCAGATTCTCTATGAACTCAACGGTAAATACCTGATTTACCTTTATTTTGTTTAGCTATCAATCCTTTATGCTCATCGGGATTAGTATAGATTATAACAGGTTCAATTTCAGAGGAAGTAGCTGTATAACTTAAGCATCTTTTCCCTATAAAAGGAGTATTACTTATAAAAGCAGATGTAATACCCATTCGTATTTGACTGTGAATTCTATGAAACCTTTTTGGAGTGTAATTAATTCGTTTTAAACTTAATTTCTCTTCCATACCAGAAGGATAAGTTTTAATGAAAGATAAATAATTTAGTGATTTGTGAACAAATATACGAATCACAAATTTATCCTCAAGTTAATGTAAATTTTGTAAGAATCATACTGTATAGTTGTAACGAATTATTGTTTTCTTATTTTTTAATCTTACGATAACCCAATGCTCTAGCCCTCCCACATTTTACATGTGGGGGGGGGCAACAGCAGCAGCGGTAATAGAAGAGTATATTATAACCTCCTTAGTGTCAACGTTAGTAACCTCCACTTTATTAGAAGTTTTTTGAACCTTTTCATTAATTATATTTGTACTTGTGCGATCTGAATTAAATTTAAAAGTATATCTACCTAAAACAGGTTTATCTTGTTTCAAGTAAATATAATGCTCAATGTATCTTTTGTCTATACCTAAAGCTCGAGCAGCAGCCTTAATGGCATGGTAAATAGAAGTACTATTTGTTTTCAAATCTGTTACCTCAACTTCTATTCCATTAGGTTGACCTTTAGATAATTTAGTTAAAAACTCCGGAGATTTGAATGTCTTAGAAGCAGCTATACGCATATTCTCTATTGTAGCTTCAGAATGTGTTCAACCTGATCCTCGTGAAGGACTTCCAGGTGTTTTTAATATATTGTACTCAGGAGAGTATACTTCAAAAAAGTGTTTTTCTCTAGACATAAGACTATCTTTTTCACAAATTTCTAGAATAGTCAGACTAAAATTAGTATAACCGTACTTTAATAAAGAAGCATTAATAGCCATACTTTTTTCATTTAGCATTCTATTTACATTGTAATATTCCAAAAGTCTACGCTACCAGAATTAAAATAAAGTTTGGGGGGCAACCAATTACTACTTTTCATTATTTTCCACTTTTTCAACTTGGTAACGTTTTTTAACTACAAAGGAACCTTGTGAATTTTTAACTCTTCTACCTAATGGAGGCCGTGTAACACCCATAGCTTCAGCCGCTCTAGTTATAGAAGTATATATTGAAGTTTCATTTGTTTTTAAATCTAAAACTTTTAAAGATGTACCAGTACTTTTACTCATTCTATCTTTAGTAGATTCTAAAAGAAAACTTTTTCCCAATCTAGCTAAACTAATTAAAGCTTTAGTTTCTTTACTGCGAGTTTTTCCAAAATTAGGGTTATTGATACCTTTTTTAGCCAAACTAAGTAAACTTTTACTTTGTTCGGTGTGTTTACGCCCTTTAGCTGAATTACTCATTTTTAGCCTGCTTTCCTCCGAATAAGTACTTCCTAATCTTGAACCTGCTACAGGATTAAGATTATATTCAGGTTTACATAAATCAATGTAATATTGTTCTCTATTTATAGCATTTTCTTTTGTACAGTATTCTAATATTTCCAGCTGGAAATTAGAGTAACCATGCTTTAAGATTGCACTATATATTCGACTTTTACTACTTTTTATTCTAACTGAAAGATAAGAAAAATCATAGTACACTCTAAGTCTTCGAGCTAAATTTACACTACTACCGATATAGGTATTACCATTTACTTTGTTTACTCAACGATAAATTCCTGCTTTATTTTTAGAACCTTTGAGTATAACCATTTTATCCAGGAAAGCATCAGTATATGTTACAACCGGAATAACACTGCTTTCTCTTGGTGGATGATTAGTAATCTGTGAATAACTTCTACGATTAACAAGGTTAGCTTTAAAGGGATACCTTTTATATGATAAGGAACTAAGGGTAAGCCTATGTTCTCGTATTAACAATACTATCCTAGTCAGATATTAAAGATGTATTTGTTGTTATTAAAATTATATTATTGTTGTTATTAAATTTATATTATTGTTGTTTATTCAATCCATCTATAGAACTTCCTACGTACTTTTTACCATTCAATTTATTAGTTCACATGAGTTATATGGGGTATTGCCGCTTAGTATTCATTCCGGCTTTAATACTTAAAATTTCTTTTAAACCTTCTGACGTCAAATGTTTCTTATCTTTAATAAGCTCGGCAATCACACAAAAATCTTGAAAGTCTTTAGATTTATTACCTAATACAGGATATTCGCAAAGGAAGGGAATAATTTTATTAGTAATATCTGAAAAACCTGTTACCATAAAATCAACAGCATCTTTTCCAGTTTTTTTATAAACTTTTCCACAACCAAAATACTGAATAAAACTTCTTATAAGTAATTCATCTCTTATATGCTGAGTTATCCGAAATACTAATTTTATACCCGAACCTATTTTAGTATTAGCCTTGTAAACATTTAAAAAGAAACTACCTTCAGCCGTTATAAATCCGGCTAACCATTGGGGATTATCCAAAACTTGGTTTACTACTACAGACCTTTCAACTGGTATATTTTTAGGAAAGGCAGTCTTTAATTCTTCATTAAGGCCCCTATTCAACAAGGCCTTAATATTTATAATAGCTTTAAGCCCTTCCTCTGTTAAATGTGACTTATCTTTTATGAGCATAACTGCTTTCCTAAATAATAGATAATCCGCAAACTTATTACCAATCAAAGGATATTTATCAAAATGGGGGATAAGTATATTACAAATATCATCTAAAGAATTAAAGGTATAACTACAAAAATCTTTATGATTTTCTCCTATATTTCCTGCTCCATCAAAGTAAGATTGAATAAGCTTCAAAAGTTCTAAGTCTTTTTTATGTAGATAAATACTAAAAATAGCTTTAACACGAAAACCTAGAGAACTTTCTGAGTTTTTGGTAACACTTATTATAAATGAGCCCTCACCATCCGTGAACCCTGTTACAAAATAAGGATTAAGTTTATTAAATGATAAATTAGTATGATTTTCGGAAGTTCCTCCTAGAGAATTGTTTAAAAAAGTGTCATCCTTTTCTACAATAGGTGTTACGCTACTTTTATTAACTTTATTCTTTGTAATATCTGAATAATATCTACGCCAAATTGAATTAAATTTTAAACATAGCGGAGCTATGCAGCCAAGGGCTAGGTACCTTTTATATATTCCAGATTTGCCTTTAATATATTTAAGGATATCTAGTTTGTCTTTATCTGCATCAGAAAAAATTACCAAATCGGAAAAAGAATCGTCATTTTTTGAAGTTGAAAACGCTCTCACATTCACACCAAGAGGTATTAAACACTTTGTAAAAAAGGCATACTTTTTAAATGGATACAATAATCTACGCGATCTTACGCTATATAAGTTAAACCTATCATGTGTGACAGATCTCTTAGTGAAATTTTTAACAAAAGATAATATAATTCGTTCACAACTTTATCCTTTCTTTAAAGGTATAAATTTTGTCCCTTATTTAAAGGTGTTTATATCCTTTCTCTAAAGTATTACAGTATGATTTTACATCTTACGAAATTATCGATTATATCATTATTTTCAATTACCTATTTATTCTCAACTACAATGTTGATAGAGTAGATAAAAATAAAGAGGATAAATATTATAAAATAAGGATAGGCTATTGTGATAACTTTAATATTAGGTTAATTAATTTTGCCTAATAACCGGCTTTCCCGGCGACTAGAGTACACCTTACCATTGGTTTTACATAATGGAAGAACCGTCTACTCGTTGCTCTTTTACAGATAATTCATTATCTATTTTAGATCCGCGATCACCCATTTCTATTACTAGAATCTCTAATGATATTACTATACCCTCAATCATTAATGAGGCCAGGTAAAAAGTTTCCATATTACCTTTAGTTATTAGAGCTTTAGGGCTTCCCCGGAGTTTGGCTCTTTTACACAATAAGAATGAGGCACTTAGTCTCATTTTTTTTTTATGTTGGCTGCTAATCTTAGCCCTAATGATACGTTACGAGCGAGATAACTTATGAACTCAATAAGTACAAGTAAAGGTAGGGGTCAGCACGTTAAGTAACTGCCCTCAGAACCGTACGTGATAGTTTCCCATCATACGGCTCGCCACAAATTAACTGGTGTCCAGAGTACAATTATGATCGTCCATACTAATAGTCCTGATTTGATAAGGAGCCGGAGACCTAGTGTTACCAGAGATTGATTAACTAACTCAAATCACTAGACGCAAGGCCTAACCCCACTCTTTTCCGTCACCCGGAGGATGTAGCTCGGGGTTCACCCGTACCCTATCCTTAAGCCTCTGTCAACGGACTTGTGGTATCCCCTGATACCGAGTGCTCCGACTTCGTTCGATCCACTGGGATTACGGGGGGCTTATAACCGGCAATTTTCTTGAGCTCGTAAGCCAACAGTTCCCCTTTATGGTACAGCCTGTGGTGATACTCGCATAATGGAATTTGTTTACGCAAGAGGGCACCTCGGAATTCGGCAAAAGAGACCTCGTCACCTTTACGGTACTTAGCTCTTACGTCTTTAACCGATCTGTAATGGTGCATCTCAAGGTCATTACCAGATCCACATATCGCACAGACAAGACCGAAGCTGGACTTTGTAAGCTTTCCGCTTCATATCTTGTTAATCGCGTCCTCCACCCCTATAACATTTCCAGCCTTAAATTCGTGGATCGCCTTAAGGGATCCGGGCCTAACTAGAGCGCTCCCCGTATCGGGACATTTCAAATATCTACCGAATTTCTTGAACGCTTTACTCAACGTCCTTAGTTTATGCTTACGCGCTAAGGTAAGGGCACAGGATGCTTTCAACAACCACAATATAGAGTGTAAGCTGTTACGATTTGAAGCAAAGCTGTAGTAGTTTAAAATACCATTAATCTTAGAGTTATAAAATCTGATTATATCATGATGACTTAAGTTCACCAAGGTAGTCAGACCCTGGGGTAACATCTTCTGATCCAGGTTTTGACGTACAATACCGATTTTCTTCAACTTGCTTATAAGGGTCGTCATTGGAGCGTTCACAAGAAGTCTGGGAGTCCCAATAATCCTTTTATCTCCATGAGAGACAAGCCACTTGGAGTTTAGTCTCATCTTTGATATCTCTGCACCCAGGAAATTTCACTTCTCCTTCGCCAAGTTGGAAATAAGGGTTTTCTCAGAGTTCAACTCAAGACCGCAATTGGTCCTCAGGAAGTCCCTAATGTTGTTCCTTAGATAACCCGCATCCTTCGAGCTTCCGGAGACTAGCACCACGAAGTCATCGGCATACCGCACGTATGATAGGCGACGGAAGTCTGGATCGAAAGCGTCCACGCTTCTCATAGTTCTCATCTGTTGAAGAAGCTGATCTCTCACTGCAGGGGATTTAGATCTACCTCTTCTCGCAAGCAGACTCTTATACATAGGGTTCCACCTTCTACGGCTACCCTTACGGAAGCTTGCGGCTAGTTTCATCATATATTTATCTAGTTCATGAAGCACTATGTTGCTAAGGATAGGGCTAAGTATCCCACCTTGGGGAGTTCCGAATTTGGATCTGTTAATCTTTCCTGTTTTGGGATCAATGTGCCCAGCGCATAAGAAGTTATTTATTACACTAATAAACTTTTTATCTCCGAATTTTTCGTTAATACGTTTCATTATCACGGTGTGAGGTATCGAGTCAAAGCACTTAGTTATGTCTCCTTGTATCACTCAGTTGTATGCATTCCCAGTGAGGTAAACTTTAAGAAGCGCAGAATGGGTAGAGCGATTGGGTCTAAAGCCGTGAGACGAGGGCAGAAACAGTGGTTCGTAGATTGCTTCTAACACGGCGTGAATCGCTTTCTGGACGATCTTATCCCTAGGAGATCCGATACCGAGTGGACGGGATTTACCATTAGATTTGGGTATTTCGACACGACGACTCGGTTTGAATTTGTATCCCCCTTGCCTCAACTTGACTGCGGTAGCCTCAAATCACTCGTAATTCAACCCATCAAGCGTGTTTTTGTCCGCACCTCTGGTCATATTACCAGGTTTACTCCGAATTTCTTCATAGCACGCCACCAGGAATTTAGGATCCGCTATTAATTTAAGGACGTTATAGTATTTCTGATCAGTAATTTTGTTCTGTTCCAAGAGTTTTCTTGCAATGGTAGTCACACCGACTCGCTTAGCCACCTTCACAGGTTTGACCTTGTTCGCCAGCTTTTCTAGGTCACTATCCAATACGTCTGCTCTCAGAGTTAGTTTGCTGTTCCCCTTCGTGCTTTTAATGGCACTACTATGGAAACTCCGTCTCCGCATTACCAGGATACTCCCGATAGAGGCGGTTAGATCCCGGGGTTGCGCTGATGTTACGTTTAGAGTCCAAATCGATTTAGCCGCCTGCTTATACCAGTTGTGGCTCTTTGTATTAAGAGAGTGTGTACTTTTATGACTACTAAGAGATCTATTACCATAAATCTTAGCACAGGTACAATGATACCGATATATTCTGCTTAAGATATCATCCGCAGGTTGAAGGCACTTATAAGTATCAGGTTCGTCAGCCTCGACATGTCGATTCCCGTTTAGGCAATCTTCTTTATGGGGCAGCCCACATCATATTACCCATTTGTGTTCAGCTACCCAATCGGGAGAAATTATTCGCAACTCCCGACGTGAACACCCACGGCGTGCATCGGGTCCTAAGCCACGGTCATATATACACGAAAGATCGGACTTGATCTTAATAAACATCAGCGCCTCGCCCGGCGCACGTAATAACCCTAGAGGGCAACCCGCTGGTACTAGTAAGGAAAAGAATTTTAATCCATGTTCTTTAAACCCTAAAACTGTAGCACCTAATACAACAGTAAAGCTAAGTGAGAATGTTAAGATAAAGTGTGAAGTTGATGCAAAACTATATGGACTTCTTGATAGACATGTAGACATATCAAGCTGGACTCTATCTTGACTGCTCTATTTAGTAGAAAAGCAGCCTTTTACGTATAGTCTCTGAGGATCCCCTTATACACTATTTTTATTTGTTTGCCCTAAAATTTTTCTAGTAATTTATTGCTATAAATTACGTCGAAAAAAAATAACAACATGTAAAATGTGGGAGGGCTAAAGTACTAGTAGTATCTATAGGTTTCCTGCTGATTTTTCATTGTTTTATCTTTAGAATTATTACGTCTGGTTTGTTTTTTACTTGAAAAAACTTTTAAATATGATCGTACCTAAAGCATTAGACGTTTTTCAGCATATAGTAAAATTTTACGTATTATATTATCCATTACAATAAAACGTAATAAAAATCCAAAATTTGGGTTAGACTATTCTATATCTAAGATGTTTAGTTAAGAATGTATTCTTTTACTATTCATATTACTTTTAATTCTTTTTATATTTTCTATACCTTTTTTTGTTAAATGATCTTTAGATTTAATTAACTCGGCTACTTTACAAAAATCTATGTAATCTTCATTCTTAGTTCCTAGTAAGGGATATTTACTAAATAAAGATATAATTTTATTATCTATATCAGAAAAAGTTGAAACAATTAAATTTACTTCATTACGGCTAAAATAACATTTCCCACAACCTAAATAATTTGAAATGTTATCCAATAAAACTGAATCCTTAGAATGCTGAGTTATTACAAATCTTAAACCAATATAGTCTGTTTTTTTGCTTTTAGATTCTTGAGTAATAACCATAAAAGATCCTTCCCCTTCAACAAACCCTATAAGTCAATAAACATCTTTTATTTCTGAAATACAAACCTTTGGTCTTACTACTCGTATCATATTAGAAAAAGTCTCTTTAAATTTTTCAGATAAACCCCAGTTTAATACAGATTTTATACCAACTAATGTTAGTAAACCTTTTTCAGTTAGATGTAACTTTTTTTGTATTAAATCCACAGATTCTTTAAATAACAGGTAATCTGCTAATTTGTTAGTTATTAAAGGATAATTATCGAAATGTTTTGTTATTACTGCTAAATTCTTTAAAGAGCTAACACGGTACATTAATGAATCTTGACCATGTTTATAAATTTTACCTACACCCCATGTTTTTTGTACAGCTTCTAATAATTTTAGATCTTTTTTATGTAAATTAAGTTGAAATATAGGTTTAACTTGTCATCCTGTTTTTATTCTAGAGTCTTTATAGATAGATGTTGTAAAACAACCCTCTGCATCTACAAGACCTGTAATATAATAAGGATTAAGATAATAAGTGTTATTGAGGTTATATCTAGGGTAATTAGAAGTTTTTGAAGAATATAGTCTGATTCTTTTGTTTTTTAAATTCGTTAAGCTAAATGTTTGGATAATATATATACGTAGGCTCCTTTTAACCATTCCTATAAGGTTATTAATTAAAATAAAAATAAATAAAGCATACATAAATGGAAAGTAAGCTTGACCACTTTTATTGTTAATTTGATTTACAACTATGCTATGTATAGTAGCATACAGTGTTTCTTGACTTAAAGATCATTTGTTAGGAGTAATTTTATAGTTGTTAGTTGCTAATGTACTGAAATACAAAGCTATAAAAGCTGCAATTGTCATGTATAATCCTATATTAGTTATAGATAGGTTCATATTAGCTAATAATGGTGTATCTATGCTAAATAAATTTCTTATTTCAAATTGGTCAAGAGGACTTACAATCGTAATATAACCAAACATATGTAAATATTTACTAAACTATATGTATAAATAGGTCCGGGCGCCGCTTTTAAGGCGGCTGGACCCTGCGGTTAGGCCGCCACCTTAAGGGGCGGCCCCCCCCTAATTTTTTTTTCTAGCCCTTCCACATTTTTTCTAAAAAGATGTGGGGGGGGGGCAAACAGCCCCGAGGGGGCTGACCCTTTGGGAAGACCCCCGATGGGGCTCATTCAGGCAGGGATAGTAATTTCATTGAAATTACGTCGAAAAAAATAAATGGAAAATAAAAATGATTAATTTTTGTTCATATAATATACGGTTTTTGTATTTCCCTTTAAAAAGGGATATGGGAAAAACCCCATAAAAAATATATTACTACAAAACTATGTAGCAATTTTACTATAACTTGAATACAAGTAAGCCGGGTACTGTCTGTAATATTCAACTAAAATAAAGATTCCTTAAGGGTTTTTATTACATATTTATAATAATATACTAAAAGTTTATATGTTCTTACTATCTTTTTATTACCCAAGCTTTTACCTTGCTCTTAAAAAGCCATATTTAAATCACTGGACTTCCCTACTTTTCTCTTAAAGGTATGTTATACAATTAAGATGAATTACATCTGTATTACAAGTTTTTTTTTCTAAACAAAAATGTTTTAGCCCTCCCACATTTTACATATTGTTATTTTTTTCGACGTAATTTATAGCAATAAATTACTAGAAAAAAATTAGGGCAAACAGCTAAAGGGGTTTTAACTATTTGTTTAAACCTAATTAAGCCTAATTTTACCATAAACCTGTCTATCCATAGATACCTGTTAATCTATATATATACATTATATTTATAGCTAGTGGTAGCTCATGAATATCATATTTGACTACCTTTCTCGTTTATGAAAAAAAGCATATCTTTTAAAATGCCTTTTCCTGTGATTGTACCTATTATAGTTTATTAGGCACTCGCACTTTATAATATTTTTTTTACGCAAGACTAAGGGGCCAGCCTTAAGAACCTAGTATAAATATTCTCTACTATAAATATAATGAGCAAGAGTCATTAATCGGCCGAGAGGAACGCCACGGAAAATAATCGGAAGAGATTTTGAGATAATAACTAGTTGAATACTAACTACATAAAAAGTAAAACCAACCAACCTATCGTAAACCTCTCTAAATAAGTCATTTCTATTATATTTTACACTTTATAAAAAATAGCCTTACATATTAAAGGATAATCATTCAACAAAGAAAATTAACCATAATTAAATAGCCTTACAGGTTTAAACGATGAGCATTCCATAAAACAAATTTAGCTTTTTTTTACAAAAATAGCCTTACAGGTTTAAAGGATGATCAGTACACAAAGAAATTAACATTACCAAAATAGGCTTACAAGTTTAAAGGATAATAATTATACAAACAAACAAATAGGCTTACAGGTTTAAAGGATAATCATTCCACAAAGAAATTAACCAAAACTAAAAATATATGAAATTGTTTGGTAGGGAAGTATATACAATATTCGGAACTTTTAATAAATATATTTAAACAAAAGGCTTACAATAAAAAGAAATTTAAAAAATATAGTACATAACACCATAAAGTAATGTTTTAATTAGTTAATAGAAAAAAAAAAGTTAATTAATTATTTGTAAGAAAATTATTTTGTATTTCTAAGAATAGGCGGATATTTATAGACTCTTTGCTTTGCCTAATAGGTTAAATTATTACAAATAAATTCTTTGTAAGAAATTTACCTTTTTTTATTTGCAAGAATAGACGGATATTTAAATATACCGTAACTAATCTCAGGTCCAGATTTTTTTTCAATCTCATTTAATATTTGACTTAAATTGGGGGGTACCCATAAAATTTAACGGTGTTAAATCATCCTTTCCATCTCTTATTCTTTCGGCTTCGCTTAAAAAAAATAACCAAACGTTTTTTATCTGTAAGATAAAGTTCAGGAATATCCGTTGGTTCTCCACCCGTAATCCTTGAAGGCCCTGTATAACCTACCTGATTACCCTGATCACCATCTTGTTCCCCACCTTGTTGGTTTTGTTGGTTACCTCTTTTATCAATAATACCTTGTGGATTAGCTCCTTGATAATTACCACCTTGTTGATTACCTCCTTTAGGATTATTCATAAACATAACACTACCTATTTTATTACCCTTATCGTTATCGTATAAAGAATAACCCTTTCAATGCATATTCATTTTACTCCTATCACTACTATCTATCATAAGTTTAATAGTATTTAGTATATTGTCATATGTAATATCACCCAAACAAATATGTTTTAAACCATTAAAATTTAAATCCATATTATTAATATAAACTATAATACAACTCACATTTAAATAGTAAATAATAGAGATTATAGTATTATAATCCGCAAATACATTTATATCACAACAATTAAGAACAAATCTCGAAGCATACCCTACAAAGAGAATAGCCCGGCATCTGATGAAGACTAGGGCTGCTTCGCCGCAAAAAAAAAATAAAATTCTTTTTAAAAAAGAATAAAATTTTGTTTCAATTCATTTTCATTATTAATAATTTAAAGTAAAACAAAAAGGAAAAAAGTGAAAGGACGCCCTTAACCGTTTAACCTTTCACTCTTGGATATTGTAAGATTCGAACCTACAAATATATTTACATAGTTAATATTATTTAACCTAGATATCCTTAAATTTTTTGTTATTATTTTTTAAAGTATACCCTAATATTTTCTTTCCTCAGCGCAGCAGCCTCAGTCTTCGAGACGTTGTCTCGAAGACGCCGAGGTTTTCTTTATTTCTTTCTTTCCTTTTCGATGTTTCTTTGATTCCTTTTTTGTTTATTGATGAAATAAGATCTTAACATACATAAAAAAGATGATCAAAATACTACCCAAATAATATCCTCCGGCAACCTGGCTACATGTCCAAAAATAGCAATAAATAGTAGTGTGGCACTCGCACACCTCTCTATTAACGGCCCCTATATCGTATTAAACTCTGGAAGATTCCCAATTAATTCGGTGATTTCGTGTACGAACCTCGTAATAATTTTGTGAGCGGTTTCCCTAGTTACTAAGGGAACTATTAAGAATAGCTTCACGTTCATTAAAATCCTTTTTTTTTATAGTTATAATTTCGGAAAATTTCAACCACGTTTACTCTCTAAAGCGTAACCCCGCCTCGTTCACTTTGGTCGGACTACTCACTGCATTAGGTACCAGTCTTTTTTTACTGCATGCGAATGCCATTGTTTTTCTTTCAGCTACAATTACAAAAGCTACTGTTAATATAACGGGTATAGTTACAGCCAAACCTTAAGAAAAGACATATTTATTGGAAAATATAACATCTTAAATTTATGATCTTAAAATAAAAAGTGTATTCTAATTAATCAAGTTAATTATCTAGTTAATACCCACAGATAACATATTTTAAAATTAAAGGTAATTTTAAAACGGTTGTTTTTATATGGGCTTTAGTAAACCTAAGTTTACTCTTCTCCCCTAATAGCTGTGTAACTATAAACATACAATGCTATTTTCCAAAAGATAAATATTTTTTATCTACTGGGATCTGTTATGCTATTAGATAATTAGGAGTATAGCATAACAAGTTGTCGGTATTTTAACCGCTATTTACTCTTTTGATAGATAATCTTTGCAGCTTTTGAAGTATCATCCAATGAAACGAAAGACTTTGACTTTTTAAGCATGCATGCCCATGCCCCTATTCTTTTTAGGTATTGCACCTCACATCAATTAAACCTTTTTGTATCCGCGTACTTAATCTTTTGATACTGATAATGTATATTATACTTATTATTCATAGTTAAAAGATCCATCGTGAAAGGCATATTATGATAAACTCAAATACTATATAAAATACAGCTAAATTAATTAAGGGTCAAAAGTATGCTTTAATAATAACCATCTTACCTCCATCATAAGTTTACTATGATTAAGATCACTTAAATTTTGAGATGTCTGGACTTTCTTATAATACAATTCATTTAAATCCGATCAAGTTTTTGTCATAGTATCTTTTGATACATTATACGTTTGAAGTTCTTGTTCAAACATAAATGAGTTAATTTGGACAAATATTCTAATTTAAGACTACTCATATAGAAATCCATATATTTATAACTATAGCTTGTAATACCATTTACTAACGATAGGTTCCTCCTAATTCGTTCCACTTAAAAAAAGCAATCTTGCCTATTCCATTTAGTTAAACCTTGCTTTTGGGTAACCAGTTGAATTTAACCTAGATATGATGTTATTCAAGTTACTGATTATATGAGCCATATCTGAGAAGATATTTACATCTATCTCAAATTGAATTTCGCAGTAAGTTTTTGAAGCATATATTAAAGCTTCGAAAACAGGAAAAAAGCTCAAATCCCCCAGAAGTGAATAAAACTCCCTTTACACGATATATTTCCTTATATATATCTATTATTATTTCTATGTAAAAATAAAGATATACCTATTAATAGTGCTAATATAAGATTAAATTTATTAATATATGAGTTAAATAAAATATAAGCTATTAGTCCTATTAAATTATATAATGAATAAAATGTAATAACTACAGTATTTAATATCGCAATATAACTACTTATATTCAATAATCCTTTCTCTAACTCATAAGGTCCTAAATACTCTACGGATCCTTTATCTATAACTTTAGTAGTTTGTCCACCAAGTTTTAGTACTGTACCCGTAATGTATCTGTTATAAAATAGCTCTATTAAGAAACGTTGATTAAAGAAACTAAATATGTTGTAACCTAGTCTAGATAATTTAAAGCAAATTAGTATAAGAGATAAGTATTCAGACAA